CCAGCCTTTAGCTATCAATCGATCGGCAAACTGTTCGAAGTAGTTGAGCTTATTGTTAGCCTTCACATCATTGCCGCTCTTATCACCCCACTGATACACGCGCTTGTATTGGTGCATGCGGTAGTACTCAATGAACTCATCTGCCAGATCATCAATAGTCTTGGGGTTGCGCACGTGCATGGTATTGACAAAGCGGATCTCCTTAGGGTATTGCTGATCAATGGTGATACAATTGAACCAACCCCAATCATGGCTAATGTGTAGCGGCATGGTAGGGTCATAGTTATCTGTGCCGATATCATACGTGGCATCTCGCTTAACTGATGCACCCAAAGGCGCGCTGATTACCTTATCATTTGCAATAGGCGTGTACCAGTGCCGCTTATCCAGGTTAGGATAAAACACATTGCCCCAATTGGCAATCTTCTGGTTGTGGATCATGATTTTAGCCGATGTCTCCATCATCTCGGCCTCCATTTGTAGAATGGCCTTTTTGCCCAGCACGTTTACGTTCATCCACGTGCTGCCCAGTTGCACCTTTGCGTTTGGCTCCCAGCCAATAAAAAAATACATCTCCGGGTTGCTCTTGCTCTTGGCGTAAAAATCAAACAGATACTCCCCTTGGTTTTTAAAGGGCAGTGAGCTGCTAAACTTTTGCTGCAGGTGTATTGGTACATCTTTGAAACTCGGGTGCGTGCCCCTCACAGTTGGGATCACATAGTTATCATAATCTTCTTTGTCGATCAGATAACACTCATCATTCTCCACATCATCGTAAGATCCACCGCTGATGAGCGCGGGCCTATCGAAGCTACCGAAAACAACTGTTCTACCATTCCAGAAAGTGACTACATTCTCATATCTGTGCGGCTTGTGCCACGGCCTTGCAAAATGGTTTGGCGGGGTTTTGCCCACTACATAATGCACGCCCTCAATGTAGCCAAGGTGCTGCTCCCAAGCGGCCTTCATTGGTATGAGCGTTTTGGTGTAGATCATCGAATACGTGGGACTGGTAAAAAGCCCTACACTGCGCGGCATAAGGGCCACCTTGTTTGCCTGGCTTAGCCCATTGGTAAAGCTCTTACTAAAGCCACGGCCTGCCAACAACACCGAGTAAGGTATTTGGCTGATCAAATACATTTGCGCCACCGGGTTAAGGTAGCGCTGTATCACTGTGGGCTTAGCCTTCCGCATGAGGGATATCGATCGTAATCTGGTCTCTTAGCTTCTCTGCCTCGGCTTGCAAGTCGTTCATGTTGCTCACGATCACTATTTGGTGAGCCTTAAACTTCTTCACCATATCGCCCATCGTTTCGCCATCTGAGTGATCTTTCACTCCGGTGATTTCCAGCCAACGGTTGAAGTACCGCTCCGCCATGTCATGGTCACCTCTTTCATCGGCCTCTTTGTGTTTGGTGAGGGCCATCGATGCAGCTATCGATCGACTCATTTGCTTGGTAGCTATGCGCGGATCTCCATACAACATTTTGGCATGACGAAGATCATCGTAGGCAGTAGATATGCTGATGTCGTAGATATTTTTTATCTCATCGGCTACCTTTTTATCTGGATTGGCAGTGGTGAGCAACAGCCAAGCCTTTTCCCATCGCTCGCAGATACCTTTTTCTTCGGCTGTTAGCTCAACTTTCGATTTTGAAGAGTGGTGGAACTTATAAATCCGATCGAAGACGCTATCAGCCGTTTTGTTGGCTTGCCTTAGCTCTTTGCTCATACTCCAATCGTTTAATTTTATGCTTCAACTCATCGCGCTGTGCCTCGGCCAGTGCTTTCTTTTCTATCCAATCCAGCTTGCGGTCGGCCTTTACGGTTTTGCCCACGGCATCTTCCAGCTTTTTGTTGGTTTTGTAGATCAGGTCATCTAGCCTGCGTATGTCATGGCGAGTGGCCTTGATATCGTCACCTTCGCCACTCAGCACTTTATGCTCGGCAGGTGGTGGCAGCGTGCCGTACTTTTTCACGTGTTCAATCTTGTCAAACACTTCCATCATCTGCTCTTGCACGGCATCAATCTTGCCGCGCAGTTCGCGCAACTCAGGCATGGGCATATCGCCACGCATAAAGGCCGCTGCCAGTTCCGGGCTTTCGGCCAATAGCTTTACGCGGATGCTCTCTACCATTGGCGCAATGCTGGTGCTGAGCCTATCGCGCCTTCGCCAAGGCTACGGGGGACAAAGTGAAAGCTCTGGCTCTTCTTTTCCTTGGGCTTGCGCACCACATTGCCCTCATCATCAAATTCTAGCGTGATCATAAAGCAAAAATGGCGACCGAAGCCGCCATTGAGTAGGACGTAAGCCGATCAAACCGTTAACGCTCGCTCAAAAACTTCCAAATCTTCAAGAACAATGCTTCCTCGGGGCTATTTTTATAGTCTTTGCGCCTTTGCAGGCGGTTGTCTACGTATAGCATCACGCGGTCTACATCGGCAAGGGTTATGCCTGCCTTGTACATCTCGTCTAGCATTTTGCCCTTGTTGGGTTGGGCGGCTTGGTAGGCTTCTACCTTCTCAAGGAAATCTGTAAGGTAGGCCACATTGTCAAAATCTGCGCTGGTTAGGCACAGTTGCTCGGGGTGCCGTGCGGCAGCCAGCATGGTGCGCACCAGTGTGCTTTTCATGCCCGTGGGGCTAAAATCGGGTTCATTCCATGCAGATAGCATGGTGGTCGGTGTTTCTGACTTTGTTGACATAAAAGTTTTGTTTGTAAACCAAGAAAAAGGGCAGGATGTGTCAACAAAGTGCTACTCGTAGAATAGTCTTTAGTTCCGACCCTTACGGGTATCGGCATCCTGCTTTTTTCTTTGATTTTTTGGGTATACAATTGAAGAATAACTTTGTTGACATTGCAATTGTCGCCAAAAAGTTTGAGATTTCAAAACACCAACTGTATTACACTATGAAGTACCCCAACCCACTCCGCCCCTACAAAGCCCAATTAATGCTCGGCCTGATAGCCGCATTGTTGGTTATGGCTGGAAGTTGTTTTGGGCAAACATACCAATGCGAGGTAAGCACATCCGGAAACGTCACTTATAAATTCAGTACTCGAGTAAACGTTACCGACAGCACTGTGGTTTTCATCACCAATGGGAAAACAAATAGCTCGAAAAGAGTAAAGAGTGATCAGGGCATTTACTTTACCGATGGAGTGGTGACAAACTTACTTGAGCTGTACGAATCAACTGGAAGCAAAAAAGGGTTTCAACATACCCACCAGCTAGTAATGAAAAGCAGCGCTACCCCTCAAGCGCTATCCATCCTTTATTGCGTAGTAAGGTAGCTTCGCAACCTTACACAACCTTATACATTCGCCTCGTCCCTGATGCTGTTCACCACCTTCATAGCATCCTGCGTTTCGGTCACCACGTTTTGCACCTTTAGCGTACCCACAGTTCTTATAATTCTCTTGTCTATTGCATCGATCAGCCCATCCATATCAAAGCCCATCGGTGAGCCGCCCCCCGCATTTCCGCTAGGTATAGGCGCTCTGCCAGTGTTGTTTTTAAAAGGACTCACCGGCCCGCCATTGTAGTAGCCATTCATGCGAGAGGTAGGCCGTATGGCTTCCACTGCACGCACCCCACCAAACTGTGCAACATCCGCCTGGCTCCACACCACCTCGCCCTTGTGCACCACACCGGCAGGGTCATACTTTCCACCATCTCCGGTATAGCCACCCTTATCAAAAGCCAAAACCTTTGCAGTGTTTATAGCCGCTAAAATCAGTGACCTAGCATTAGACGCGGCTAACTGAGCCGCGCCTGCAGCTCCAAATGAAACTGCATTTAGTGGGTTTGCTGCCGCAGATAGAGCATTAGCAGAAAGCTCTTGGCTTAACCGTATGCCTATATCAATCAAGGCAAAAGATTTCTTTACGACCTTCGCGGCCTGTTCGTCTTTTATGTTTTGAGCAATAAGGTCTCCTAATCCTGCCGTTACCTGTCTCTGCGTTTCAAGATTAAAATCTCCCAGCTGCTTTTCGAACTGGTCATAAATTGCATTAAGCGCATCCTCTTGTTTTTGGGTGCGTTCAAGTTCCTGGGCATTTGCAAGGTCTGCACGTTCTATTTCTCCTTGTAAGGCAAGGTCTTGATTCTCGACATTTTTAGCAGCATCCTTGGCGGATTTCAATTGTGCTTTTTCTTCCTTATCAAAAAGTTTCTCCTTGAAGTTGGCAACTCTATCTTCGATCTGCTGTTCTTTTCCAAGCAATGCTATGTAAGCTAATTTGGCATCTGTAATTTTCTGCGCATTCTCACCAGTCATTTCAGTAACACCTTGCCTTTTCATTTCAGCTTTGATATTTGCTTCAATGGCGTCAAGAGATTCCTTTGATAACTTCAGCTCTTCTTGGTAAGTCTCTCGGGTTAATTTTGTAACCCGATCTAATATTCCTAATCTTTCTTCATAACTCTTGCCAACATTTTTTGCTTGCGTAAGCATGCGATCAATTGCCAATTCGTTTTCGGCTGTTCGTACAGATAGGTCTCTCTGCCTATCTTCGATATCATCCATCACCTGCACAAAATTGTAGCCCTCCTTTGCGCTTTCGGCAATGTCTTTGCCCAGATCCTTAAAAAATTGAATAGGGTTTGAGAAGAGTTGCTTTAGCGTATCGCCCAAATTAAAAAGCCTGCCCATGAGCGTGTCGATCACAGCGCCCATGCCTTTCATGGCTCCGCTTATCATGTTGGCGCCAGCCTCTGTTTTGCTAAACCAGCTCACCAAACCAACAATGGCAATAACCAGCGCGCCAAGGCCTGTGGCAATGATGGCGCCCTTTAGTAATCCAAACCCACTCGTCAGCCCACCCACGCCACCACGCGCTGCACCCAATGCACCACTTAACTGCGAGAAGCCCGGTATCTGATTCAATACTCCGCCCAGCGCACCTTTGAAGGCGTTGCTGCTTTGCGTGGTACTCTTCACCTGCTTATCAATGTCGGCCATTCGGTCCTTAACGCTGTTAAGGCTGGCCGCACTTTTGGCAAAGTCTTCCGTGCCGGGCTTTAGTCCGCTGATTTCTTTTTTCAACGCTGCCGCCTGGTGAGTGAGCTGCTTTAGCGTCTCTCCGGCTTTATCGCCATTGGCGAGGGTTACTACAATTTCTTTGGCCATAAAATTTAATCAAGTATTGAGTAGTGAAGCTTGCTCGCTCTCCACCCCCACCACTATCCCATCTTCCCACACGCGGGCGGTTTGTTCGTTTAGTTCGGTAAGCAGGCTCACCAGTGTTTGCTTCTTCCACGTCTTGGGTTTCCACTTCAAAGAGTGGTTGCGATATGCCCACGCTATACCACTGGCAATCTTTTTCACCTTGGCATCTTCGCTAAGGCTGCTAGACTGCCCACGGCCATAGCCGCTCACATAAGCAAAGGAAGAAGAGCCCCGCTTGCGCACCCACTCCACCAAGCCACGCTTACCACTTCGCCACGGCACCTTGCTCCAGCTCGGGTTTTTCATGCTCAGGAAAAAGCCCTGATCGCTAAAGGTGAGTGTGATAACAGGTGGCTCCGTTTCTGTGCCTTTCTCAACGCTTACCTCTAGGCTATCTACCAGCTCGCCCGAGTTGCGGTACTTGGGCGTGTCGAGTATTTTTTTGGCACGCGCCAGTAGCTCTTGCGCCTTTTGCTCGGCAAGGGTGTTGAGTGAGGCTATAATGTGCGCGGGTGTGCTCATATCATGGTGTAGAGTTCAACAAGGCTTTCTTTTATCCCCTTCATAGTCAAAGTCACCTTTATTTTTTTGATCAGGTATTGCACGTTATCAACTCGGATTTTCTGGGCGAAATTCAACCTGTTTAAATTGCGGAATTCAAAACGCATAGGCAGTGATACGATTTTCCGCTTGCCTTTATACAGCAGCCAGTACTTCCAAAATTTTTCATAGATGCCGTCCACACCGTCTAGCTGCTCGTTATACTGTGTGGCGTTAATGTTAGCCTGCGCGTAGGTAAACGTGCCGTTGCTTACTATGCCTCGGTAATAGAACACGCGCAGGTCAAACTTATCGCCAGCCTTTTGCGCCACCACGGGCCCCGTGTAGTTTTGATAGGTAGCATTGCGCTGCAAGGCGCCCATCATAATGGCAACTTCTTTTTCCCCTCCATCAATTATTTTCTGGTCGCGCAGATGCTCGCGGTCATATTCTTTTTTTGCTGCGGTAAGCGTAAAGCCGTCCGTCTGTTCGCTCAATATTTCTTGTATAGGCCCTGCTATGTTGGTTAGGTCTATGTACGATTTAGCAACGGCTACTGGCTCAAGCTTTTCGACCATAACCTTGCCCGAGACTTCATTTACGTACATACACAGATTGTATCTGCTCTGCAATCCTTTCAAAAAAGCGACAACTGATATATCGGGCACAAGTTCATTCAAATTGAAATTCATGCGCCACATCAGGTAGTTTTCCTTCCCCACCAATGGCTGATAGACATCTAGCATAGCCGTGTTATCCAGCAGCATGGCCGTTGTGTCTGCCTCGGTTATCCATGTGCCGCCCCACTCAAAGTTGAAGTACTCAGCGATCTTGTTAAGTACAAAAACAACCTTCAAAAAAGGTTGCAGGCTGTTAATATTTTGTGTCTTTAGCCCTGTGCCGGTGACCAATCCATAGTTCGGGTCGTTATGCACTACAGTGCTGTTTACCGCTGCATTTACCAATGTGCCGGGTATGTCTAGTGTGGGTGCTTTTTTGGTGCCTAGAATATCATCGTTAAATACAAGCGGAAAATTCCAGTTGTTGTTATCAGCGCCAGAGACAAAGAAGTTAGCCAGGTAGTTGGTAAAACTCTGTTTGTAGTCGGTCATATCCACTTCCACGATCCAGCTATCTTCTGAGTCGAAAGAAAGAAGCGCAATAGGATCGGTGGAGTAAGCGGTAAGGATAATGTAAGGAGCTGTCACGTACCCAAGCGGGCTGGCCGCCCCAGTAGGATAATGAACGGCAAAGGCTCCATTTTGGGTGAGGCGGTTGTTGATGGCGGTTGCTAAAAAAGCCAGTGTTGTTTGTTCAAAGTTTTCCTTGTTTACCTTCACCTTGTAGGGTGATGAACCATTTGGCTTTATAAAAATTCTAATAGGCTGGTAGCCCGACACCGTTGAAATAATCTGCGGAATGTTTAACAGGTCGCGGATTTTTTTTGTTTTAAAGTCATCGGCCAGAGCATTAAGCCCAAACGTGTAATTTGCGCTTGCCCTGTCTCCTTTTATAGACTTTGTTTTTAGCTTCCCTTTTTTAAACGGCAAGTCATCAAAAAACAATTGAGAGTCTATTTCAGTACCACCTTTCGCCTCTACCATATCCACGTGCCCAATCACGTCCGCATTTTCGCTCACGGGCAAATCAAAAGGAAAGCTGAGACTTCCGGGGCTCAGGTTATCCTCTCGTAGCAATGGGTTATTGAGTTCCAGACTAATGGTAGTCTCCGGCTCTAGCTTTAATAGTTTTCCGGCTGCCTTTATACCTATCATGTGTACGAGGTGTTGTTAAATCCGCTCTCTACTTCAAACTGAAAGGCGTACTCGTAATTCTTGTCTTCTACCGATAGGCTTCCTCCAGTGATCACCAGCGGCAGGCGCTGCGTTCCTTTTAGTTCAAATAACTGAGTCGTTCCCAAAAAGTCTTTCATGTACTCAAGCCATGCCTTGCCGTTTGCCCCCTGAAAGTATCCGCTCGAGTGGCTTGCGGTATCTACGCGCAGCGATTCGCCCATTTGCTTCTCGCCTTTTAATGGGTTATAGTCTGTGGCCAGGTATGCCTGTACCAACTCGCGCCCATAGCTTGCCGTCTGCTCGGCTATACCATAGAAGCGCATTACCTCAAAGCCACCGATAGAATTTAAAAACATAAAAAAGCGCGTGTTCGGGTAGCTGATAGCGTCTAACTCATAGCTACGTGTTTCACTCAATAAAACATCTGCACCATCGGCCAGCCACAGGTCGTAGCGTACCAGCGTTTTTGCTGCGTTCACGAGTTTTATTCCCGAGTTAAGCGGCCCTGCAGGCACCTGAACCAACTGAGATATAAGTGCATTGGCGTAGCTACTGAGCGTAGCTGTTTGGTTGGTTCCATCGCTAAAGTAGGCAGTGCCTTTCAGGCGTAATGTGCTTACCGATTTGTACATCCAGAAGGTGAGGTAATCCTCCTGGTTAGGGTCTACCGTTTTTAACAATGGCGCCCAGCTCATAAACTTTTTGTGTGTGGGGTACGTGCCAAAAAAATCTAATGAGGGGTAGCTTAGTTTATCCACCCCGCCCCATAGTACAAGGCTTGGCAGACTTCCGGTAAGCACCGATGGCACCTCTTGCGTGCCAGTGGTTTCACCGGTAAAGTGCTTAAAGAATTTTATTCGATCAGTTACCCTAATAATAGCCGACTGATTGTAGGCAGGTGGCACAGGCTCCATCAACTGGCGAAACGCCTGCCGTATCTGAAACAGCACAGTTCCGTTCGCCTCCGGCTCAATAGCTACTTTTAGCTTGCTATTATAGATACCGCTGTCAGCCACATCTTCCACGCGCACATCATCATATAGCTTGTAGTTTGTTAGGCTTAGCCAGTTGGTGGCGGCCTGTACAGACTTTGTAATAAAGTTTTTGCTAAAGAATATTTTTTCAGCAATCACTGCACCGGGGGCAATAGTTATACTCTTGCCCACAATAGTGTTGTCACTGGTTTTCTTGACTACAACATTGTAGGCGCCTGCTGCCAAATTGCTAAACAAGTTACCCGCCTGAAAAGTAACTCCGGAATCCTTACTGAATGTGTAAACGTCAACCACTGTAGGCGTTATGGCAATGCTTCCGTCTGCCGCACCGCTTACCGATTCATCTTGCTTTACAAACGACCAATCAAATGCCGCGCTTGCGCTGTTGATCGTAGTGGCTAATGTTTTTTGGCATGAGTTATTTCCTACCTCCCTGATCTTGAACGTGTACACACCAGAAAGCAACCCACTAAAGAAATTGCTTCCCTGCCAAGTGGCTCCATTGTCCTTACTATATTCATAGCCTGGGATGCCTGCCGTTACGGTTATTGTTGCGGTGCCATCAGGATTAGCCGGCCCGGAGGCGTTAGTGGTGGAAATGGTGCCATCAAGTGAGCAGACAACCGGTACATCCTCGTACTCGAAAATTTCAACCTTGTCAACAAATGCTGGAGAGAGAATTGAAACGTTGTTAGCACCATTGATTTGTAGAAGACTCAGCGTAAACTCATTCCCAACAAATAGATTTTTTGTAAAACGTGCTTCTACTTCTACCCATGACGTCCTTGCCTCTAGTACTGTCCTTCTTGTTTCGCTCGAAACAAATCCAATTATAGGATTGTCCCAACTGAACTCACAGGTATCTGGCGCAATCGGTGATCCGTTCAACACAAATACACGCGCTCTTAAAAGGTACTTCCTGCCATTTACTAAAGCCGCAGACCTTGCCTGCGCTACAGGTATGGAACCCAGAACAAAGTTTGAGAATGGAACAAACCGTTGGCTGTATAACCCCTCAAACGAAAGAAACTCTCTAAACAGATTACCATAAATAGATAGATTATACCCCCACGTGCTGGGGTCTGTTTCATACCTGCCTTGGTCCCCCCACTCGTTTAAGTTCCCAGAAATTATATTGATAGCCATAGCTTAATCATTCCAAAGGTTTGCATCGTAATTCATTCCGGTGTTGTCCATAAACTCAAGCCGTATCTCAAAGCCCACATAGGGCGTAGCTCCTATTTTGTGCTGCACGGGCTTTAGCCGCTTGCTGTTTAGCCGGCTGATGATCTGCACCCAGTCGTTGCCCACCGTTACGCCACGGATGTCGCGCTCTATGCGAGCCACTATTTCTTCTGCCCGTGTTTCGCATGCCTGATATTGCGCATCTTCATCGGCAAAGAGTTCGCTGTTGCGCGCCTCGAGGTATACCATCACCACCTCTTTTACTTTCAGTTGATGATCGCCATCTACCACATCGTAGGTGATCTCCTCGTATGGCAATGCCCACAAAAAGTTGCTGTCAATGTCGCTGCGGTTGTCGTTGCGCACTACATCGGCATCGCCCCACTTAAAGCCCGTTATCTGCTTATGGCTAGTGGCCAGCGCCTGCGCGTAGGTTTTGTAGCTGAGTAGGTTGGTGAGTTTAAGAACCGTGGGCATGTGGTGTTGGTTTAGGGTCCTTCGCTCGCTTCTCCAAATAAGTGATCACCTCATACAATGGCTGCTCGCCCACTTCCTTGTAAGTGCCAAATACGCCCTGCTCGGCAAGTGCATACTTCATGTCTGTCCATAGCTGCAGTGCTGATGTATTGCGCGGCATAGGCTTGGCATCTTCTGCCGGTGCCGGAAACAAATGGGTGCAGGCGCTCACAATGTAATCGCGCACATTGCCAAACGTGTAGAAGGCCTGCTTTACAAATAGGGCATTGGCCGCAGGCAGCTTGTAGCTTTTATTGGTTACCAGCTTGCCCGGTGAGTAGAGTATGGCCGCCAGTGTTTCCATGTGCTGCAGGGCTGCCTTCTCATCGCCACCGCATTGCGTAAACTCACTATCGGCATAGATGAAGTGGTCAAATGTGAGGTTCCCCATCTTGGCATCTGGCGCGGCATACCCACGCAGCGCAAGCCGTGTGGGTGGTGCCGCAAAAAATAGCCATGGCTTAGCTAAAAAAGTAAGGCTGTTGAAGATGTCTACCACCTGCGCCTCGTTCAATCTATCTACCAATAGCGGCCGCTTGCGCAGCTCGCGCATGATCAAAATAATATACGTGCCCTGTTGCTCTAGTGGCTGCTCGTTGCGCGCCACGTTTAGCTCATGAATTTTCACGCGCTGGCTTACGCTCAGCTCGCTCCATTGCGTATAGAACAAATCCGTTACCTGGTACTCTCTTGGCTTTTCCATTCGTTCAATAGGTTAGTGATGCGAATGCTCTCTTCATGAAATACGTGCACGGTTAACACCTGCAGCAACCGCTCAAGCGCGGTGCCTTTGGTGTGCGTTTTGCAATAGTCGATAAGCCCCTGCTTGCCCTTTCTGAAGTAGATGCGGTGCATGGTAATCACGTGGTCGGTGGCCATTAGCTTGGGCATGGGCAGTTGATAGACCGAGTACTTATCAATCGGCTCACCGTTGTAGCGCTCCATACATAGCAGCAAGTCACTCCCCAGTATGCCCGTCATGTATTGCCCCACCTTAGTCATGTTGCCCATCTTCTCGGCAAGGGCAGCAATAAATGAAGTTACCTCCGGAGGCGTGTCTTTCACCAGCTTAGGCATATCGGTGCGCACGGTTTTTTTCCATGCCTCAATTTCGCTTTGCGGCACCACCTCGGGTAGTTGTTGTACGGGTATCGTTATCATTCGCTTTTCCCTCGTCTGCTTTTATAGATTACGCCTACCACAAAGCCAATAATGAGTGCTAACAACGAGGCCATGATCAACCTAAAATTTGTATGCCCCGACACGATCTTTTTGTTTACAATCACCGGTACGCGCATGGTCTCTTTCTTCTTTTCCGGCTCTACGTTTACATAGATCGTTTTCTCTTTCTCTTGGTATTTGATTTTCACCACCGTCTTGTTTTGCACCACGGTGATCGTATCGTGCAACAGTTTTTCGAGCGTGATGAATTTGACGGTGGTGTCTACCCTCACCTGTGGCACTGGCACATCTCTAAAGATGGTGTCTGCCGTAATGCTTGCGCCCTTCGCCTCGGCCAGCAGCAAGTGTTTTTTTGCTTTGCGCAAATGGTAAGCGGGGCCGCAGCTGCTTAGCACCATCACCGATAAAATGAAGAGTAGTAGCCGCATCAGAATTGTTTTAAAAGTGTGTAGGTAAACTCTTTCTGGCCGCTCATCTTGCACAGCGCCATCAGCTCGGCAAACTGCGCGGGGTCGTTCAGCACCTGGCAGCCTGCGCTCCAGCTATCAATATTTTTGCTGATCGCATTCTCACTGGCGCGGTGGATGTTGATGCCAAAGAGACCCACCTCAAGCGCCTGCGTTTCATCGCTCTTGCCATCGCGGTTGTTATCGCGGTGCACGGTAACGGGGCGAGTCTGCACCAGTGCCTCGTAGCGGCCACGGTGTTTGCCTATCTGCCAGCAGTTGATGTATTGCTTGTCTGCCTTTAGCACTGCCGCGCCTTTAGGGTTCAATACTTTTGTGAGCCAGCTTATGCCCGGGTTGGTAGTGCAAGAGAATTCTGTTACCGACTTATCATGCACGGTGTAGAATTTGTCATCAAATTCATTGGGTGCATCGGCCGCACTGCGTATGCCTATCAGGTGAAAGGGATACCAGCCAAGGTTAAATTTGATGAACCTGTTTTTTAGCTCTATGTAAGAGTAGCTTTTCATCTTCCTAGAGTAGATACAATCCAACTAATGACAGTTACAACCACAATTCCACCGCCAACTAAATAGTCTCTCCACCTTTCAAGTTTAGAAACGCGTCCATTTGTTTTCTCCACTTGATTAAGAGTTTTAACTGAACGCTCGGAAATGTGCTTGAGCTGTTCATGCATTTGTAAAAGAAGGTCTTCACGCTCTCTTGCTGTCATACCACAAAAAACTTATCGTCAGGGTTAGGATCTGCCGGGCGCCAAGTAGGCCCCGGATCGGGTTGGCTTGTATAAATGCCACTGGCCTTCACCAGCGGGTAAGTATCGATGTTATCGAGTAGGTATTGGTTGAGCCGCGCTTCATCAGCAATAAAGCCAATGGCGTCATCCTCATCGCCCTCCAGCTGCTCGCGCAGCTCTTCAATAGAATCTTTATCGGCTAGAAAATCCTTCTTCCTTACTTCATCCAAATCGCTGTAAAGCCATAGGCCACCACCATCTATCTGCACCCGCATAAAGGGCAGCTGCATGTAGAGCGCCCGCTTGGCAATGATGGGCTCCATCAGGTCGGTGAGTAGCTTGTTGTTAGCCGATAAAGTACCTGCCTTCAACTGTGTCACAATCTGCTGGTATTGCGCATCGCCCAATTGCTTGGCTACTATGCGCACTTCTACCTCTTTTATTTTGGGCAGCAGCTTTTTGTAGATGCGCCTACTCTCGTTGATATCGATGTGCTTGCTGGCAATGGCCGTGGAGTAAACTACTATGCCGCTCTTTTTGGTATTGGATGCGCTGTTGAACCATGTGGCATAATTAGATCCACTGGCGTTGGCTTCCAGATAGGCCAACAATTTGTCGGCATGCGTGTCGGCACTTTTCAGGTAGCTGATCAGCATCTTCTCTTCCTTCCAGCGGGGGGCTGGGTCACTATCTTCGCCACGGTGCTGGCGTGTGCCCAGTTCGCCCACCGTTACATTCAAGTGCGGCATGGCCAGCAATAGCGTGTAGTAAGCAAGTGCGCGCTGTATAAGCGGAAACAATAACTTGTTAGGTGCGCTAAGGCTGGCGAAAGGATCATTGGGAGTGATAACCGCAGCCGCAGCATAGGCCGCAGCAAGCTCATCATAGAACGACTGCCCTAGTAGATCGACCATGTAAAGCTGCTCGGCTTCATCCCGAAAAGGGTTGAGCGATGCCACCTTCGTATTCGCATCTATGACGATGTACTTTTTGTATTCCGATATGATGTTGATCAGCGGCATCAGGGTTGTGTCTTATTGTTTTGTTGCGAATCACTGGTAGGCGCTTGCTCATTCTGTTTTGCAAAGCCGCCCTTGCTTTGGTCGGTGCTTTGCAGGATCACATCCTTGTAGCCCATGTGTAACTCCTTCGGCCACCCGTTCAATCGCTTCACCATCTCCCAAGGCTCTAAAGTCGTTTGGCGTGGCATGGCCGTCATCACCTGCATGTAGAAGTTAAACTGCTCGCGCAGGTCGCTGCCACTGCCACTGCCAAGACCATTGGGCAATATCTGCCCGGATATAGAAGGGCTCAAGGCCATGCCGCTGGTGATGGCCATACTGGCCGTGCCATACGCTTTAAGCCATGCCTCGTGGTTGATCTCGTTGTTGATAGGGATTATCTCCCAGCCCGGTAGCGGCTTGCCATCTTCGCCCATGGCCACCTTGCTGTAGAAGGCTTTACCAACGTTGGCTTCGCCAGCCAGGTATTGATCAATTTTCTGATACAACTCTGTCTCATCTTTTTGGATGGCCGCGTTGCGCTCGTCCGATCCGGTCTTGTACGCCTCAATAGGGTGGCGCTTCAAAAAATACTCCATCGGTATTTTTACATGGTACTTGATGTTGATGGAGTTGTCGATGTTGGCGAGGATCCATCTTGGTATCTTGGCCGCAATGTTTAGCCACCGCGTAATGCCATGCCACGCAGGCTGCGGATTGTAATCTTTATCGATGCTCACCAGCCGGTGCATGTATATGCCCGATTGAGTGGGCGCAAACTTATTGAAGGCAGGAACCTTGGCGGCTTCGCTGATAGACATATTGCCCATACCAAAGCGGCCGCTCAGATAGTAGTTTTCAATCTCGCCACTTACGTTAATGTTGCGCAGCTCTGCACGCACATCTTTTCTGCGCTGCCATTTTACCTGCAGCACCTTGCCTTTGTAGTTGGTGATGTACTGCACGGCCAGTTGGTGCCACCACTCAAAATCGTTGATGATGCCCTGCTGAAAATTAGGCCAGTCGTTCATCCACATGAAGTCCTGAATCTCGGCAGGTACTTTCTCTTCGGGTACTATCTCAATGCGCTCGTTGCCTTTCTCGTCTACCTTTTTATTGTAGAACATAAGGCCAGCGCCCCAGTGGAGAGCTGCTCTTTTTTCTAGCAATGTAGCGGCAGGGTCGGCACTTACGGCATCGATCAGCTGCTGCGGGTAATCATCTTTTCTTCCCCACTTCGCCCACGGGTAATTAGTGCCACCTGAGCTGCTGGTGTTATAACTATCGGGCTCAATCTCTTTTTTAGTAGTCTCGTAGATGCCACCGCTCGCGCTGATGTGGATGCCCGTTTCAATGCGCCTAAATTGATCTTTGCTTTTGGCAGAGGGTATGTTTAGTGTGCCTTGCATTAGTGATATACCGTTTGCCAGGTTTCAGCCTTATAATCTTTGAAAGCGCAAATAGTGGCAGGCTTTACGCTGCGCTGCTGGGCGCCTTCGCTCACGAGCATAATGCCAGAGCGCTGCAAGTGGGCAAAGGCATTGCCTACGGGCTTGCGCAATCCGCTGCCGGGTGGCTTTATGTTTTTGCGCGCCTGCATGGTGCGCAGCTTGCCATCGGCTGTAATAAAGCGGATGCCATATTCTCTTACCTCAAAGCGCTGCTCGTCATACGTGTCGTTGAACTTCTGCAGTACCTCGGCTATGGATTTCATGCTACTAAATTAGAGCGCATGAAAGGGGTTGGGTAGGACGCAAGCCTTCGCCCCGATTAGTTCATCGGGGCTAAGGCTCACAAGTAAGCCTAACGAAAACACCCCTTCGCTAAAGCTACGGGGTACTACGCAAAAAGCCCCAACTCGTGGGGCTTTCGCGTTAAACTTAAACCTAAAACTATTGCATGAATTGGCCGTCTGCCAATGTTTTTCTTGCCCTCCATAGCTTTAGCGAAGGAGGGTTAATCACTGCTAGGGCGTGAGATCAATTACTCCGTTGTATTCGATT